GAGATAAAATCTCCTGGATAGCGAGGGAATGAGAGAAGGATTACCTTGCCAAAGTCTGGGAATCTGGAGTCTACTGAAGCACGGAACGCCTTATAGATGGCGTCACCAGTCTTGGCATTTTCATTTCCTGAGGCTGAGTCTTGAGCAAAACCAGAAATCTCATCAAGAATAGCAAGGATAAGATTTAATCCTTCATGACCTTCTCTTTCAGAGTGACCAGAGTATACGGTGATTGCCCTATCAAACTCAATGCTATCTGCCTTGGCATCATACTTACCTGCAAACCAAGGAGAACGAGCAATCTTATTCTTGAATCCTTTAAAGAATACGTTCTTTGCCTGCTGAGCGTTTACCGCTACGTTGATGATATCAATGGCATCACCAGGTGGCTTACCAAAGTATCTTGCAGGATCTTTCAAACAAAGAAGTTTGTATACTAGATAGGCACAGCCGATGGTAGAGGTGTGATCTTTTCCTGATCCTTTGCCAAGTTGCAGGAGTACCTCAGCCTTAGTATATTTTTTAAAGTGGGCTTTGCCTTGTTCGTACCCCATAAAAGTAATGAGGTCACTTTCCTTATAGATCTGACTCATAGCCTCTACAAGATCCCTTTGAATCTGTGAAAGTTCTGGCTGATCCAAATACTGGGGATCGTGAAGAAATGTGTCAAGGTCTACTGGAGTTTCTTCAAATGGGGACTCATCAAGGGCGCTAAGAAATTCTGACCAATCAAGATTCATGAATGACTACTGCCTCTCCATTTGGACCAGATACCTGACCAGACACCTCAGAAAGACGATCAAGAACCTTTAACTTACATGTAGGGCATTTCCCTGATACGTCTGTTAAGATCTTCATTAATAGTTCTTGCTTTCTTTCTGTCTCTAATAGTTGATCTGATAGTTCCTTGTTCTCAAGTAATCCCGCTTTTTGCAACATATCAATTCTTTTAGATTCGATATCTAAGATAAGTTTAATTGCATTATTTTTTGCTGAAAGACTGCCTTGAGTATTGGCATCTTCGATAATTTCATAAGCCTGTTTGATCAACTTGCTATAGTGCTGATCTGCTCCAGCAAGGGCTTCTCTTGCTCTTGATCTTACGGCTTCTGAATTTGAAGCCATGGTCTTCCATTCTCTCAGGAGAGAGGAGACTCTGGCTCTTGGTATATCAAGTTCTTTTGATATCTCAGTCTCATTAAATCCTTTTATATATTCGGAGGCTACCTTATTTACTTCCTCCATGTGTTCAATAATATCTATCATAGTGCCACTAGTATAGCAGTGGCGAGGTAGGATTGTTGCCACCTATTTGAATTTGGTTTCCCACCTCGCCATCTACTACTTACAAGTTGTCGGATACTTGTTGTACCACGACTTGTATTTATTGTACACAGACGCAGATGTGTATGCGCCCTTGTGATTTCCACGACCATCAATATCCCAAGGATAAAAAGTCTTACCATGCTGCGAAATTTTATACGCAATCATGATATTGTAATTGCGTGTGAGCATTTTTGATGTGTTCCACCAAGGCTGCCCTCCCCACGCTGCGCGATTGAACTGAAAAACTCCATAGTCTCCAGTAGAGGAAATAGCGTTAGCCCTTCCTCCACTCTCTCTCATAGCAATGGACCAAGCGATCTTCAATCCTTTCCCTTTAAATCCTGCCTTTTTTAGTTCCCTAGCAAGCCAGTTTTTACAGGTATTTTTTTTTGGCTTTTGAACAGCCATCTTCACGACAGGCTTATTCATAAAAGCCTCCGTCGCAATAGGTGCATTTGACTTAGCGTACACCTGTTCGGTTGAAGTAGCATTAGCAGAAGCGGTAACCAAAGTTACTGCCATAATGCTAACCATAATTCCTCCTACCAGTTTTGTTTTCGTCATTTGATTCCTCCTTGCGGCGGCAACAGTTATCTAGCATAACACAAATTACGCTCTATTGCCAATGGTTTATAGGGGGGATGTGAAATGAATCACACAATTTATAGACTCTCTAGTCTATTTATTTCATCATTGATGTAAAAGATAGCCTTTTTTAGGTCTTCAATTTGCTTGGCATCATCCTTTATTCCTGCCCTCCAAAGATATTTAATGGCGTTTCCAACATTAAAATTTCTATGACGAGTGATCTCTATACACTCTACGCCAGACTTATCACTTGTGTAATGCGGTGGGTGATTTACCATATCTTTCATTTCTTTAGACCAAACTTTTTCATTTGTCGGTATATGATTTGTAGACTCACATTGCATTCTTTTGCAATCTCCTCTGGTGTCTTTTTGTCTAAGTGTAATCTTTTTTTTAAGAATGCTTCAGAATGATGAAGCCCCATGTTCTTAGCCATATTCTAGAACACCTTTCCCCAATTGTCAAGACTCCATGCGCCAATGCAAACAGCATCTGCTACGTCGTCATCATCAATCTTTACATTGAATTTTTCATTGACAAATCTTATTGTTTTTTGTTTACGAAATAATCTTTCTTGAGTCTTATACCAAGAAGCAGATTTGTCTGGATTTGCATTGCGAATTTTTTCTTTTTCATCTGCGGTCAATCTTTTATTCCCCGACCAATTCTGCCATTGCATAGGGCTAACACTTGCCACATGACTTATACCCGCTATTCCAGCAGCGGCGACAAGCGCACCATGACTCATTGCAAGATTTGCAGCAGTCTTGGGTGAATTCATATAGATCACTTGCTCTATTACCATACACTCTACATCTTCAAAGTTTTCAAAGAATGCTTTTGTTTTGTATGCAGTGTCTATAATTTTTTCATAGATATCGCTTCCAAAATATTTAATTTTTCCATAACTTTTTAATTTTCCATCATAGAAATATGCAAACGCTAGACTATTAGTGCTGGCATCAATACTCATAAAGTTATTGGGTCTAGTCGTCAATTCTTTCATAATCTATTATTCCTTTAAGTTGTTTTAATGCTTTGTCAATTTTATTTATATCAACATCACACTGATTGCAGCGTTTCTTTGAGTTATATATAGATAGAATAGTCCCACATCCAGCAGAACAATATCTTTTCTTTTCTCTAAAAGACTGTATTTTTTTATTTCTTTGTCTTTCACTTACCTTTTCCTTAGTGGAAAGTCCCCTGCATTCTGATGAGCAATAAATTTGATAGT